ATTCTCCAACATGTTTAATGACATGCTGAAGACCCAATTGATCCTGAAGAACATCATTACTCCAGAAGATTGGGAGAGAATGAGTGAGCATATTCAGTATGACTTCCTCTATGACAACCACTTCTCTGAACTGAAAGAGTCAGAACTCATGAATGAGAGACTGACAATGGTTCAGACTGCAGAACCTTATATCGGCAAATACTTCTCACAAGACTATGTTCGCCGTAAGATCCTGCGTCAAACTGATATTGAAATCCTTGAACAGGACAAATTGATCGAGGATGAAATTAAAAAAGGTATCATTCCTGATCCAAATGCACCTGTAGATCCTGAAACTGGACAACCACTTGACCAAACAAACGGTCAATTAGGAGCAGTTCCTATGGAACCAGAGGCAGATGGGTCCGCAACTGAAGCACCAGAAATGCCCAAAGGCGGAGAGATTTGATACATAAATACTCTTATGTTGTATATTAACACCACATATGGATGACCTCTTGGATATGGTCGCTAGTGATGAGTCTCCATCACAAATTAGTGACAAGATTAAAGAACTCCTTTTCTCTAAATCTGCTGAAAGAATTGACGCATATCGCCCTGAAGTAGCAGCTGCTGTTTTCGATGGTGAAGATGTTGTTGATGAACTCGATTCTGAAGAAGAAACCGAGGATGAGGTAGAGGAAGAAGAGGGCGAAGAATAAAATAAATAAATAACTAGTAAATGATTGTTCTAGCATAATGTCGGCGTTAAATCCAGTAGGAATAAATTCCGCCTTACCTATTGCCAGTGGAGCTAATAGGCGGGGTGTTGATCAGACTGCACATCAGTCTGAATATTTAAGAGTTGTAGCAAAAGGTGCCGGTTGTCACGTTGCTATCGGAACTCTTCCAACAGCATCAACAACTAATTTTTATGTTCATGCGGGTGAAGACGACATTATTAGTTTGGGTAAAGTCTCTGCTCAGAGAGTAGTTGGTGTTACCACTGGAACTACAACAATTATTGATTTCCCTGAGGGAACGGGTCAACCATTTGAGGTTGGTGATGCCGTCACTCTGACCGGTGTTCCATCTTATCTGACTTTTACACATAAGATTGTTGACTCGGTAAATACAACCGCAGGTGTAGATGGGTACTTCAATACTAGAATTATTGTTAATCACGATTCTTCTGGTATTCATACCAACTATGTCGCACAAACTCCTGGTCCTGATTACGCAGAACTAAGAGGTTCGTTTATGGTTGCCGGATACGGCGACGGAAGTGGAACTCTACATTATCAACAAGTTCAAAGAATCTAAGCAGAGTATCATGAAACTTATCAGAGAAGAGATCGAATCAGTAGAATTCATTGTCGAACAAAAGAACGGCAAGAAATCTCTTTATATTGAAGGAGTTTTTCTCCAAGGAAACATCAAGAACCGCAATGGTCGTATGTATCCTATGGAAACTCTGCGCCGCGAAGTTTCTCGCTATAACGAGAACCATGTTGTTTCAGGCAGAGCACTTGGAGAACTTGGTCATCCCGATGGTCCTACCGTCAACCTTGACCGTGTATCACACAAGATTGTTTCACTGAAAGAATCTGGATCAAACTTCGTTGGTAAAGCAAAGATTCTGAACACCCCCATGGGTAAGATTGCTGCTGCTCTTGTTGAAGAGGGCGTAAAACTCGGCGTTTCTTCTCGTGGTATTGGTTCACTCAGACAAACTAAAGAGGGAATCAATGTTGTAGGTGACGACTTCATGTTGGCAACTGCTGCTGATATCGTTGCTGATCCTTCTGCTCCCGATGCATTTGTTGAGGGTATCATGGAAGGAAAAGATTGGGTATGGGATGGTGGCATCCTTCGTGAAAAGTATGCACAGAAAACATACAGAGAGATCAACACCTTGGTTGATCAAAGCGCATTAGATGAGAAAAAGTTAAATTTATTTAATGACTTTCTTTCTAATCTTTAATTTTATAAATAAATATAGTTTAATAACCGGTAAATCGGAGAGTTCAAATGTCTCGTGGTAAGAAATTACAAGAAATGGAAGTAAAGACACAGCAATCTCGCACCGCTGTTAACGCTAACGCGAAGCCTGGTGATCCCATGCCTAAAATGGCGGATCCCGGAACTCAGTTGGCAGGTGTCGAAGATCTCGGCGGTCCTACCCCAGAAAACTACAAGCCCGATGATGATTCAGCAAAGCTGAAGGAACCCGGCGCAACCCTTAAGCAAGTTAAGGACGTAGTAACCAAGAATGCTGGTAAAGCAGATCCAATGCCTAAAGGTATGAAAGAAGACGAAGAACTCTCCACCGAAGACACCATCGAAGAAGAAGAGACAGTAACCGATGAGGTAGTTTCTGAAGAAGAGACTGCTGAAGAGGAAGTTGTCGCTGAGTATGACATCGAAGAAGATGTCAATGCACTCCTCGGTGGCGAAGATCTTTCCGAAGACTTCAAAGCAAAGGCAAAGACCATCTTTGAAGCAGCAATCAATGCTAAGGTTGCCGGTATTAAAGAAGAACTCGAAGCTCAGTATGCTGAAAAACTGAGCGAAGAGATCGAGGAAGCAAAAGTAGCACTCGGTGAGCGTGTTGACTCCTATCTGGAGTACGTCGCTGACGAGTGGTTTACTGAAAATGCCCTCGTTATCGAACATGCACTCAAGACTGAGATGACTGAATCATTCCTCACCGGAATGAAGAGTCTTTTTGAAGAACATTATGTAGAAATCCCTGAAGAGAAATATGATGTCCTTGAGTCTATGGTAGACAAACTTGATGACATGGAGACAAAACTCAACGAGCAGATCGAGAAGAACATCTCCCTCAACAAGCGCCTCGCAGAGTCGGTTGCTGATGGTATCTTTGAGTCAGTTTCTGATGGCCTCGCTGCCACTCAGAAAGAGAAGCTCGCCTCACTTGCCGAAAGTGTAGAGTTTGAAAGTGAAACCGAATATCGTGAGAAGCTGGAAACCTTGAAGGAGTCATATTTCTCCGGTAAGGCACCAGTCGCCAAAACTGAAACCCTTTCAGAAGGTGTAGACGAATCCCCTGAGTTTGTTTCAAACACAATGGATCGCTACCTCAGAACCATGGGTTCCTTTGGCAAGTAAACTGAATTTAACATTAAATCAAACTAAACCCTTTTATCTGTAAAAGCAAATGTTCCAATCCGAGCATCTGCAGGAAAAGTGGGCACCTCTCCTCAACTATGAGGGTCTTGATCCAATCAAAGATTCCCATCGTAAGGCGGTAACCGCTGTCCTGCTCGAAAACCAAGAAAAATTCCTTAAAGAGCAATCCTCATTCGAGAATGGTGGAATGCTCACCGAGCAACCAACCAATGCTGTTGGTGCAACCGGTTTTGAGGGCGGATCCGCTGCTGCTGGTCCTACCGCCGGTTTCGACCCTGTTCTGATCTCCTTGATCAGACGCTCAATGCCTAACCTGGTCGCTTATGACCTCGCAGGTGTTCAGCCAATGAGCGGTCCTACTGGACTGATCTTCGCAATGCGCTCCCGCTACACCAACCAGAGTGGTACTGAGGCATTCTACAACGAGCCCGACACCACCTTCTCTGGTCAGGACGCAGGTTTCGACGAGTCCAACGGATTCGCTGATGCTGCTGCTGGTATCGGTTCAACCATCCAGAGCGGTACTAACCCTTCAGTTCTGAACCCTGTTGGTTCAGCAACTTCCTCCGACTACACCGTCGGTGGTGGTATGCGTAAGGACAGCGCAGAATCTCTTGATGGCACTGGATCAGATGCCTTCAACCAGATGGCATTCTCGATCGAGAAGGTCACCGTTACTGCGAAGTCACGCGCTCTGAAAGCTGAGTACAGCCTCGAGCTTGCTCAGGACCTCAAGGCAATCCATGGTCTGAACGCTGAAGCGGAACTCGCCAACATCCTCTCTACTGAGATCTTGGCTGAAATCAACCGCGAAGTCATCAGAACCATCTATAAGGTTGCTGAGCAAGGTGCTGTTGCTAACACCGCTAACGCTGGTGTATTCGACCTGGATATCGACTCAAACGGCAGATGGTCCGTTGAGAAGTTCAAGGGTCTCCTGTTCCAAATCGAGCGTGACGCTAACGCGATCGCACAAAGAACTCGTCGCGGAAAGGGCAACATCATCATGTGTTCTGCAGACGTTGCTTCTGCACTGACCATGGCTGGTGTTCTCGATTACACCCCTGCACTCAACGCTAACCTGAACGTTGATGACACTGGTAACACCTTCGCTGGTGTTCTCCAAGGTAAGTATCGTGTATACATCGATCCTTATTCCTCCAACCTCACCTCTGCTAACGCAGCAAACGGTAACCAGTATTACGTTGTCGGTTATAAGGGAACCAACCCTTATGACGCTGGACTCTTCTACTGCCCATACGTACCTCTCCAGATGGTACGTGCCGTTGGTGAGAACTCCTTCCAGCCCAAGATTGGCTTCAAGACCCGCTATGGTCTCGTTGCTAACCCATTCGCAGAAGGAACCAACCAGGGTCTCGGCGCTCTCAAGGTCAACCAGAACCGCTACTATCGTCGCGTTGCTGTTAAGAACCTCATGTGATCCATCGGACACATATTTCTCCAAGGACCCTTCGGGGTCCTTTTTTTGTATAAATAGC